AGACTATTTTTTTAAAACAAATGGCCTAGACTATCTCAGCACAACAGTTTTTAAAGAAACATATTGGCTTTACGAACAAACAGTATCTAAAGAGCAAGATTATTTTAAACCTTATCTTGATCAAATTAAAAAACACTTAGACTTAAACAGGCACCTTTTACACATATCAATGGAAACTTATCTTAGACAACAAGCAGATGTCACCTACGGTCCTGGAGGACACCCTTTGGAACAAGGGCATAGGCTGTTGTCAGAACAACTTTTGGCACAACTCAACACAAAATTTCAATTTTAAAGGCTCCATGACCAATCGTCAGCTACATAGTTGATGCTATGGACATATCAAAATCAAATTGTAGAAGAAATACCTGAAGGCTATATTGGATTTGTTTACCTAATTACCAATACTACAACCGGACGCAAATACATAGGCAAGAAACTAACACAGTTTAAAAAGACTCGACCACCACTTAAAGGCCGTAAACTCAAACGCAGAAGTCTAGTAGAAAGCGATTGGCGCGACTACTGGGGCAGCAGCGATAGGCTCAACGAAGATGTCCAAGCACTAGGTCCGGAAAAATTCACAAGACAAATACTATATCTTTGCAAAAGTAAGGCAGAAATGTCATATCTTGAAGCTAGAGAGCAGTTTGAACGCAGAGTTTTAGAGTCAGATGACTACTATAACGGCATTATAAACGTCAGAGTTGGCGGTTCAAACATACTTAGACAGCGGCTAGAAGAACATAAAAAGGCAAAATAACGCGGTTTTTTGGCTAGCGCAGGCCTAATTTCTTGCGCTCTACACCTGGATCACGGATCGCAGGGATGGAATTCCACGCCGCAGTGGTACTCAGCAACTACCCGAAAGGATGACGATCGCTTCTAAGACCTGCGATTTTGCTGTTTGAACGGAATAATAAAGGCAAAATGAGGGAGAAAAACCCACGGCTATTGGCATGTTAACGTATGCTTGTAGACCCGCCGTTGTGATAAGACTCAGCTCGAGGTACCGGACAACCGCCTCTGTAATGCTGTAACGTTAAGTGAACTGTTCAACTCAGATAATGTTCATTTTTTGCCCTGTGCGGGCAAAGTGTGACTGAACAATCTAGATAATATCGTAACGCTTCGCGTTTTAATTATCATTAAAAAAGAAGATTAGTTCGAGCGCAAGCGAAGAACAGATGAACGTAGTTCATCTTCAAAGAGTAATAAATATCATATCACGGAATCAATATGAAAATCTACGACATTATTGCAGAATCACAACAGCTTAACGAAGCAGGATACTTATTTGGAGTTTATCTTAATCGTGCGATACCTAAAGGTATTCAAGCAATTGAGCATGTTATGAAATGGTTTGCTGAAAAATTAGTTGGTAAGCCTAAAGCTATTGACGATCTAGCAGAAGGGTGGGCAGTCTTGGCTGAAAAGACTGGGATGTCTAGTGATGAAGCAATTCGCATTGGGTCAAGACAAGCTAAAGCCGCAGGTCATGCAGATGATGTTATAGAAGCTGCGGCCAGACGAGCAGAAGAACTTATTCAAAAAGCAGCTAATACTCCGTGGGCAAAACTTTCTAATCCTAATAGTGCATTTAACTTTTGGTTTGGTGCTCGTGCTGCAGAAGTTAACAAATGGCTCATGGCCTATGGTATACTTCAACCTGTTGCTGAATGTGCTTATGAAATTTTTAAACTTTACAAAATGCGAGAAGAAGGGCATCCTGAGTTACAAGACCTTAACAAATTGTCTTGGGGTGTGCAATGGCACATTGATCAATGTGTAAAACAAGTTGCTAGTTTAATAGCAGGTAACTTCTTACTAAAAAAATTAGTTACTAACTGGGTTCCTGGTGTAGCTTATAATCTTTGGCCTGTTGGTAAACTGTTTCAAGCATTAGATCCAATTTATAATAAACTTCCTCCGGCAGCAACTGCCGCATTTAAAGTGTGGATGATGACCGACGATGGTAGAGAAGCACTAGCCAAATATCTAGTTGGTGAAGCTATGATTCCTGGCACAGAGTGGAAAGCACCTGGCGGTAAGTATTGGCAAAAAGTTATAGATATTCTTAGCGGACTAGCAAAAACTGGCTATGATCATGTGTTAAGATGGACTGGACACGGAGATCTAGCTAAACCTCTTCCTGACCCAAACGCAAATACTGATAAACCAGCTAGTACAAATCGTTTATACGGACCTAGGCGTCATGACATGGGAACTGGCGAACTATTAAAGTAACGGCATATTAGTTTCTTTACTAATATCAACATTTTCTTTAACGACTTCATACATAGATTTTCTGTCATCGTAGCTGTATTGATGTAGTAATTGATCTACTGTTACTCCGCCTCGCATGTACCAACTAATTCTTACTAATTCTGTTTTAAATTCTTTAATTTCGTTTTCTAGCCTAACTAGATATTCTTGAATTGCTGAGGCGTCTAATCCAATTAGGCTTTGCCGAAAAAATTTGACTGATCAAGCTCTATTGCCACTCGATCTTCATGACCACATGCATTGCATTTGACAACTTGCGCAGGAGGAATCCAACGTTGTCTGTTTTTTTCTATATGGTCTTTAATACGTTCAACAATAACTAGATCTACATTTTCAATCCATTCGTTAATAAACTCTTTTTGAGTTACAACCTGTGTGCCAGTATCAATACTTTCAATACCAGCTTTAAAAATGTCATTTCTTAACTGAGATAATTCTTCAAATACTTCTTTGTTAGCTTGATTTTGAGCATCAACGTCAGTTAATTTTGATATCTGAAATAATTTTTGTTGTATAGCAAAATTTCTTAAACTAAAATCTGTGCTTTGCTTGTAATTTAACGGACGGATAATAACTGACAAATTATCTAAAACAACACGATTGTCGTATTCACATGAACTATAATGTTCAATAAATCGTGTGAGATCTAAGTCATAATCATGTGCAGTATTGCATTTAGAACATGTATGACCAATTGATAAATTGTTACCAAATGTGGCAATTCTAATTGCTGATAAAAGTAAATCTATATCAGCAATTGATACTTGCCAAGGATCTGTAATACTTGGACAACAACTGGCCAGCACTCTTGCTGTGCTTTCACCAGCTAATAGTGCGTCAGGTGTTTTAAACATAATTTCGTCCATGCCTGTCATACCAAATATAGCTAGTCTATTAGGGTCACCGTTGATAACACCAGGTGCATAGTAGACTCCTTGACTTGGAAGACTTACATAGATTTTAGGCTGTCTAAAATACTGCTGTAAGGGATTTGTTGCCATTTTTTACTCCAGATAAATATTGTAAGCATTGTATTTATATGCGTACTTTTTGGTGGAAAAATAATGGCATTAGAAGATAGAGTTGATAGATTAGCAACAGCACTCGAGAGAATGCTAGATAACGGCGGATTTTCAAATCCAGCTGGTGGTGCCAATGCTGGTGGGCCTGATAGTGCTTCATCAAGAAATTTACAAACTTGGAATTCTGGTCTAACAGGTCTTATTTCTAGTACTGGTAATTTAGTTAGAGGCAACGGAAATCTTTTAGGAATTATCGAAGACGTAGGCAAAGTTATTGGACATTTGAGTCCTTTAGGCGGCGTGTTGACAAATGTGTTCAAAGGTATTGCAAGCGAAGTACTTATCATGAATAAAAACATGATGGACTCTTCAAAGTTTGGTATTACTTTTGGACAAAATCTTGGCATGTATTCAGAAAAACTAGCCATGGCAGGTATTGGACAAGAGCAATGGACAAAATTACTACAGGCAAATTCTAAGTATCTTTCTGGTGCAGGTATGTCGGCACAAGAAGCTGCTGATAAATTTCTTAAATCAAGCGAAGTCTTAATGACAACACCTGAAGTTGTAATGGCACGCTTGTCAGGAATTGATTTTTCAGAATTTCAAGATCAGTTGTTGATGAATACTGATCTTTTAAAATATAATAATATAACTAGTGACAAAACACAGGCATTGTTAAGAGATTCGACTGTACAACTAACTATAGAAATTGACAATATGGCTAGAATTACAGGAAAAAGTCGACAAGAAATTCAAAAAGGTGTTGATCAAACAATGCGAAGTAACGTTATTCAATTGGCAAAAATGTCAATGGATGCCGAAGAACTAGTTCGCTATCAAAAATCAGCTGTTACTATTGACCAATACGGCAAAGGTGTAGCTGAACTGTTTGCCGAAATGTCAGCTAATCGAGGAGACATTGTTGACAAAGATACCGGTGCAATTATGGCAGGCTTAGAAAGTTTTGCACCAAAAGCTGCACAGGCGCTAAGAGCAGCGTCAATAGAAACAGACGCTCAAAAGAAAGCAGATTTAGTTAAAGAATTTGAATTTAGAATGGCCGAAGCAGCAGCTAACAAAGAAAATATGCGCCAACTTCAAGCCTTTGCTAAAACTCAAGATCCTGCAATTAGAAGTTTAGTTGCAACAATAGTTGAATCACAGCCACTAATGGCGACAAACGTTCAAGCAATAAGAGCTATGAATGGTAATGCAAGTCTAGAAGGGTTTATGGCTCAACGAGAACGAACAATAGCAGAAAATCGTCGAATTCGTGAAGCAACCCTTAACGGAACAGACCCTAATAATCAACTTAGTGTTGCTGTTAATGCGGCACAAGACGGTGTAAAAACATTATCAGCTGGTCTGGCTCAAGGGTTAAGAAAGATGATAGATAGTGCAAACGCGGATATAGCTAAATTGGGACTTGACTATAGAAAAGCCTATCTAGCCGGAGAACTTAGTCCAGAAGAATTAGATAAGAAACTAAAAGGCACGATTGGTTACAGCGGTGACGACACAACCAAAAGAGATAACGCTCCTCAAGGACCAGAGTTCAAATGGAACAAGAATAATCCTCCGTTGCCCGTTACTATAGTTGACCCTACATTAACAAGACAAGCATTAGGATCTAAAGATGTGTTTGGCGATTGGTTTGCTAAAGATTGGGGTTCTGGTGGTTTAAACATCATGGACGGCAAAGAAGCTGCAGTTCCTGAAGGAAAAGTTGGTGAATTTATCAACGACATGATAGGAAAAAATCCAAATTTACTAGCAGGCCTACAAGGCAATTTGCGTAATGCATTGATGGAAGGAAATTCAGCAGCTAGTATTCAAAGAGCAATAGAAAAAATGTTAGATATGCAATCTCCTATGCAACTTCCTAGCACAATAAGTTCTGCTAGTTCAGTTGGTGCTGTTGGCACTATAGTAGAAGATAAAACCACTTCCGACCTTCATGCAGCCATAGAAAAGTTAAATACTAAGATGGATAAACTTATAACCGCGGTTGAAGACGGTGCAAACGCAAATGTAAAGGCTGTTAACAGCCAAGGCAATCTAATTGCCTAAGGATAACAAATGAGTTGGAAAAAATATTTTACCCCAGTACCTACAAGCGCAGGTTCAAGCCTAAGCCCAATTAACGGAACAAATCAAACTAAAGCTGGTCCAGCTCGAACAAATTATTCTAGCTTTTTACCTGATGTTTATACTGGTAGTCCGAATCGTATTGAACGTTATCAACAATATGAAGTTATGGACAGCGACCCTGAAGTTAATGCTGCACTTGACATACTTGCAGAATTTACAACTCAAAAACTTAAAGACGGTAAAACACCATTTTTAGCCACATGGCGTCATAAAGCAACTAATAGTGAAGTTAGAATACTTGCTGAATATTTGCAACAATGGTGTAAGCTAAACAAATTTGACACACGTATTTTCCGTATTATGCGTAATACATTCAAGTACGGCGATGCATTTTTCATACGTGATCCAGAAACACAAAAATGGCACTATGTTGACCCAAGCAAAATTACAAAAATAATTGTAAATGAAAGCGAAGGTAAGAAGCCAGAACAGTATGTAATTAAAGATCTAGCACCAAACTTTATGGATTTAGTTGTAACACAGATTACACCTAATATCAATCCAAGGCAAGGATCTGGCGGACTATCAGGCGGTGGTGGATATCCCGGAGCCAGTCAAGCCAGCAAAGGTGCTCAAAGTCCGTTTGGCGGAACGAGCGGCAGTCGCTTTGGCACTACTGAAACAGAATATACAATCA